GCCGCCGCAGAACCTTCTGCTCCTGCTTTCGCAGTTTCAGCGGCTGTCTTTGACCTTTCTGCCGCCGCCGCGAAACTTTCCGCTCCTGCTTTCGCGGTTTCGGCGGCTGTCTTTGACCTTTCCGCTGCCGCTGCAGAACCTTCTGCGCCAGAGTTTACCGCTTCTATTGCTTCATATATAGATTTTCTTACATCCCTGCCATACTGCGCAGTTTTTATAAATTCTAATTGATTTGTTATATTAGCCATTCGGTATCCCTCATTACGAAATTCCCGGTTTTCCTAGTTCTTGGATTTGAGCACTAAGCTGTAAAATCCATTTATTAATATCATTAACCATTGTATCATTTAGATTTTTTACAGTTACTTTTAGCGCATCTATTGCTGTTTGTGCCTTTTCTGCCGCCGACTTTGCGGCTTCTGCTGCGTTCTTCGCTTCTGTGGCGGCACTGTTTGCCGTACTGGCTGCTGCATTTGCTGTCTTAGCCGCTTCGTTTGCAGTATCAGCAGTTTCTTGTGCTTTATCTGCTGCACTCTGTGCTTTTTCTGCCGCCGTCTTCGCAATTTCCGCTGCCTCTTTTGCCTTTTTGATTGCCTCCTTTGCAGTCTTCATAGCTTCTGAATTATCAATAATATCGTTTATCTGATTGATTGCATCTCCCGATATACTAATGGCTTCCATGTTGCCATCCATGCCGACCTTGTATTTATCATTAACGTTTATCCCATTTACATCAATTGTAATTCTTACCGTTCCGGATGCATCTTTTATTGTGATTCTCCCGTCCGTATTTTCACTGCCGCCTGCAATTATTTCAGTGCCTTTTATGCTGCCTTTCCTTATGTCAATTCCGTTGATATCTATTACAGCAATTATATTATTTTTGCTGTCCAAGACTTCTATTTTTCCGTCTTTAGCCGTATCACTGCCGCCTATCAGCAGTGTCCCGCCTCTTATACGATCTGCAAACATACTTCCTGTTGTAATAAAATCAGCTACTAAATTTCCGTCAATTGTCCACGCATTCCGATATGTCCCATCATAGCCTGTCGTACTAAATCCGATACCATTTTTATTTATCCGTATTACATTTGTCGCATTTTTCTTTTCCGGCGCATCCATAATCAATATCTGTTCTGGATGTTTGTCTGCATTTTCTCCACAATCTAATATTACATAACCGCCCTTTGCGCCCGTAATAAGCTGTGTAGCATTGTCAACAGCAGCATTTATTTTTTCGGATGTACTGTTTGCTATAGCCTTTACTTTGCTGTCCAGTTCAACAGCGGATTTTGTAACAGTTGACGACAAACTTTTTCTTTCAGTACCTAATACAAATTTATTTCGATCCGGCTGCAAAAGGTAAATGTCCATTTTGCTCACAAGCATTCTTACGTGATTGAGATTATTGTACACGGATTCTATGTAGGCATATCCTAATTGGATTTCTTGGATTTCTGGATCGGTCATATTAAGGTCAACTGCTCTAACTTCAATTGTGTTTAATTCTGCTAATATACTGTCAAGATATGCCGTTGTTTTTCTTGTAAGCTGCTCAATTGTTGATACATTTTCAAATTCAATTGTGCCTACAATTCGTCCATACTTTTCTATGGCTTTTGCATTGGATACTGTTACAGTGGGTCTGTTTCCCTCATCATCTTCGGCACCAATTCCTATTATTACCGTTTGGATTGATGCGGCGTTCCATGTCTGTTTCAAATCCAGTATATTTTCTCCAAGCCGGATAGGCTGTGTGTTGTAATGATTGATTGTCTGTGTACAGTCAAAATATATTTTCCCGTCTGTTCCTTCATATGCGCATATATATGCATTCAGCAGTTTTATTACTTTGTCGTTTAACTCGTGGTATGTATCGGGATAATTTTTGTTAGCCCTGACAATATTGTTGTTGCTGTCTGCATCCGCAAGGTCAAGTGTGTTTATAATAAATTGCTTGCTGGTATTCACCTGTGAATTATGACATTGTATAAGCTGTGTGACATAATCTGCCGGAGTGCCCTTAAACTCATATGGATGCACTATGCTGTCCATTAAATATGTAAGTATTCCCTCACATTTTATCTTTCTTCTGTTGTAAATGTCTTTTTCATCTTTTGTCACCCTGCCAGTAAACAGCCATTTACGCCCTGTTTTATTTATCTTGTATACTTTTATTAAAGTTGTTAATCTTTCAATGCTTCTATACTCTGGATGTGGAGGATATATATAAAATTCAAGGGAACCGGCTCCGTTTATTTGTAAAGTAAGTTTTGGCGTTCCAATCTGATATTCTTCATCCCTCATGTCCAGAAGCATATGCTCTGTTCCATTTTTCACACAAACAACTTGATACATTACAGACTTCCTCCTTTGTTTTCAATGGTAACTACTCCATTTCCGCGGAATGTCAAAATATTCGCGCCTTCACAAAATTCTATTTCAAATATTTTGTTTTTTCCGGCGGAAAGATTGTATGTCTTTCCTTTAAATACTACTGTCATTGCTGCACTTACTGTTATGTTAGGAATATATTTTTTGCGCTGCCCTATATAGGTTACTTCCAATATACCATTAACTTTTAAGTTGCTTACCTCGTTAATGATTCCTGTTTCAAAACTAAACGGATTCCACAACCAATCCTCCCCTCTGTCGTATTTATACGGTTCTACAGCACATTGTACTTCAATGATTCCTTTGAGTGGTTCGGAACTAAGGGCAGTTGCTTTCACCCTGCCGATATAATAATAATTTCCATCATTATCAAACGATATCTCCGAAAATCGTTTTCCATGCAGGGCATTCATTACTTCGCTGTATTTTCTATGGATGTCCCGTTCATCACCAAGCATTTCAAAATTCAAAGTGATTGTACGTTCTTTGTATTTTACATCACCTGTCAGCGCTTCTGTTAAATCCAGCGATCCATCTGCACCAGCTATCTCAATTATGTATGTTTTCGGTTCCGGAGGCGTAATTTCTACTGTACTAAGGGATAATCTTAAATCATTCGCACTATGAATATTGTCAAACTGCACGCCTGTCATTTCAGCCAACCCCCCTGTATTTTTCCTCTGCCAGTTCCCCAAATACTACATCCAGTCCCGGTGCCAGTTCTCCGATTAATACGCCTGTATCTGTAACTACCTTCATATTTGCTATTTCAGGCAGATATCGCAACATAACATTAAGCATATCTGTACATACTGCTGCTACCCTGTCATTTTGCAGGGATATTGCAGATGTTACTGCTTCTGCAATTCCTCTGTTTCCACTTTGTTTCAAGTCTATTGACGCCTTCGGCATACAGTCGGCAATAATAGCATCTATATTTTCCATTGTTTCCTGCCAGCCTGTTATATAACCCTCACCAGACATTTCACCCAGATATGCAAATTTTTTAGACGGAGAATGTATATCAAGGGCAGATTTTGCTGTCTGAATCGTAGCATTACATAGTTCTTGTATCGTTGCAATTACTCCGCTTTTTCCAGATTCTATTCCTTCCTGCAGCCCTTCTGCTACCCGTCTGCCTATCTCCTTAAATTCTTCTGGTGGAAGCCCGACTTTTGTTTTTGTTATTGCATTCGTGGCAAGTTGGGTAATTACAGCCAATACCCTCTTCTTCTTGTTTTCAATTCCCAGCCGCAGACCTTCGTCAAAATTTTCGCCTATCTCCTGTGTTTTTTTAGACGGGGAATGTTCTTCCAATGTCTGCATTGCCGCAATTAGTGACGTTTCTGCCAATGTATTTGATGCATTTCTTACATCTCCTTCTTTTGATGCAAGCCCTTTAATATAGCCAATACCTGCATTTTGTGCCGCTTTATCGTATGAATCCATAATATCCGCCGCGGTCGAAGTTGGAATTTCCATTGATTCGCTAAACATTTCATTTGCTTTTTGTAGTTCCTCGTCTGTCATTTCCACAAATGCAGCCACATATCCCGCTCCTTGTGGGCCCATGTCCGCAAGATATTGTAAAAGCCCCTGATTGATTCCTCTATCAGCTAGGGATTCAATATTATCAGCCCATTCTGTAATGCCTGTTATCTGCGACTGCATATTTTCCAGAATTTCTTCTTTAGACAGCTTAATTTCGCTTGAGAATTTCTCAAACAATTGCATCTGTCCCTGTATATTTTCTGACAGGTCACTATACATCTTATTGTAGGCTTCTATCGCTTCCTCCGACATCTCACTAATATCTGCTCCTGTGTTCAATGCCGCTTCCCCAAGTTCCTGCATATTGCCAGTGGCTTTCAAAAATGCTTCCTTATCTGCAATATATATGCCTGCTTCTTCATATGCTGCTTGTAATCCCTCAATTGTGCTTTCTGTTTCGCTAATCTGTGCATTAAGTGCTGCAATATCTTCCATGTGCCGAAAATATTCTTCTTGCGTTTCAGGACTTTCTCCCAAAAACTGTTCCCGCTCTTGGCGCAGTTTTTCTTCCGCTTCTGTCAATTTATTTGTTGCTTCTTCTTGCTCAACCTGTAATTCTTTTAATAGCTTCTCTGCTTCATATTTATTTTTAGCAATTTCCGCTTGATCTTCTCTTGCTGCTTCTGCTTCCATAAGTGCCATCTGTGCATCTATATTTTCAAGGATTGCATCTGTTGACATATTGGTAAGCCCTGTCTGTTCATCTATACTCAAGTTCAAATTGGGAATCGCTGTATTTAGTTCATCCACAATTGCCGCCTGCCTTGCCTGTTCTGACGCTGTAAGTTCTGTTTTTTGCTGTAATTCGTCTAGTTCTTCTGCTAGTTCGATACAGGTTTGACGTTCTATCTCAAAATTTTCTCTGTTTTCAACACTTTTTTGTATTAATTCGTCTGATTGATTATTTAATTGTTGAGAAGAATCAACTAATACTCTTGTCGCTGCTGAAAGCTTGTCTGCCTGCGCGGATGCGGTCTTTGTGTACAATGTTACTGCACCAACCACGCCTGCAATCGCTGTCGCTAACAATATATATGGATTTGCATCGGCTGTTATATTAAATAATTGCTGTGCTACCGTAGCGGCTTTTGTCGCCACAGTATAAGCCACCTTTGCAGATGTAACACCGCCGATCAATCCCGCTATCACTTCGCTGTTTTCTAAAATCCAAGTAAAACCATCTATTAATTTTGGCAAAGCATTTTCTGCCGCACCTATGGCATTTGTCACAAATTCCCCTAATGCTCTGGACATTTTATCTAATGATACGCCAAGATTCCCGTTATCAATTTCATCTTGCAGCCTTCCCACGGCGGCGGTTGCAGAATCAACAGCCCCTTTCATTTCGTCATCAAAAAGCCCATAGGCAGTAATTCCAAGCCCTTCTAATGCACTTTTCAGAATGGTTATTCTGCCTTTTAGATTATCGTTAAGCGTATCTGCCATATCCTGCGCCGCACCGGAACAATTGTTTATCTGTTCAATTAAATCGTCGTATTCTTTTCCAGTACCTTTTAGTAACGCATTAACAGCAGCTATATCTGTTTTGTTAAATATTGTATTTATCATTCGGATTTTCTGCGCACGGGTCATATCTGACATAATAGCGTTCATATCAATTAAAATATCGTTTAAATCACGCATATTTCCGTTAGAATCATTAATGCGCAACCCCATTCCTGAAATTGCATCTGCTGCCTTGTCTGTAGGTGCTGACAGAGATAATATTACATTCCGCAGATGTGTTCCGCCTTCTGCGCCTTTTATGCCATTATTTGCCAATACACCTAACTCTGCGTTCATGGTTTCTAATGACTGCCCTGCAATAGATACGGTTCCTGCACATACAAGTGTTGCTTCCCCTAATTGTGCCACACTTGTATTTGATTTTTGTGAGGTTTTTGCCATCTCATCTATGTAATTATCCAGTTCGCTTGTTTCGAGTCCCAATGCAGCCATGGAGTCTGTAACAAGATCGCTCGCATAACCTAATTCCAGCCCGCCTGCCGCTGCAAGGTTTAGCACTCTTGGAAGCGTGGAAGCTGCTTTTTCTGCGTCATATCCTGCAAGTGCAAGATAATTTAACGCTTCACCCGCTTGGGATGCGGAATACTTTGTTGCTTTGCCGCAATCCTGCGCTGCCTTAGAAAGTATTTGATACTCTTTACTACCGTTTGCTATCTCATTTGTGGTTATGCCCATTGTAGCGGCAACCTGTGACATAGATGCTTCAAAACTGCTTCCTGTTTCTACTGCTGCCGTTGCTATGGTTTTAATGCCGTCTGCAATTGCTTTGATGCCAGATTTTATTGCGCTTGAAAGCAGTTCAGCCTTCAATACATCTCCAAATACTGATGTTTTTCCTGTAGCATCCTGAACTTCTCCGCTGTATTCGTCTACAGAATCCGCACATTGATTAGCAGATTCTTCTGCATCCTGCATCTTTTTTTGGTTCTGCTCTATTTCCCTGTTCAATCCTTCTAATTCAGTATTTGCGTTATTAATACTTGTTTGATACGAATTAACTTTATCGCCTGTCTTCTGTACTATTTTTTCTTGTGCCTCATACTGCTCATTGACATCACCCAGTTTTTCCGTTAATTCCTTAACTTCGTTACTGTTTTCGCCATACGTTTCTTTCGCTTCTTCCAGTGCATTATTCAGATTTGCCCTTTTTTGTTCTAAATCTGACAGCAGTTTCATTTCATCCTCATGCTTTTTTATAACTCTATCTTGCATTTCTGTGAGAAGATGAACTTTATTTTTTTGTTGTTCTTGTAGCTTAATATATACTTCCTGTTTCGCTTTCAACGCTTCAAGCGAATCTGCATTATCTTTAAATTTCGCCGTAACAAGTTTTAGTTCGCTTTGAAACTTATTTAATTCGGATTTTGAACTTGCCAGATTCGCCCTAAACTCCGACTCTCCATCAATTACAATCCTAGCCCCAATCTTTTTCTCTGCCATTTTGCACCTCATTTTCTTACAAATCGCGCATACTAACAGGCTTATCCAGTCTATCAGGAATTACATACAGCATTTTCTTCATCTCCATGTTATGTATTTCTTTGTATGCATCATATACATCCATATACTCACCGATCCGCATTTGTCCTGTATCTGCCTTCGATAATCCCATATGAAGGCTTTGTGCAATAATCCGCCAAAAGTCGATACGCTCATCCTCATTATTTTTTACCTCTTGGCGGATTACACGTTTTTTCGTTCAAAACACTTGGAATATTCTGTATGAATTTTACACGCTGTTTCATATAGTTCAAATTGTGCATTTTGAATAGCTGACAGTGCTTCTTTTAAATCTATATTTTCTCCTGCATCTGCTGCTTCTTTTAGCATACATGGAAGTATCTTGCTGATTGCTTTTATAGACGGTTCCACCCGTTTAAACAGCATCTTCCCTTTGCTGTTCATTACTGCCGAACCATTTTCATCTTTTACAATCTCTACACCTGTTATCTGCATTTCAAAACTATTCAGTGTTTGAAACTGCTCCTGTATTTCAATTAATACATTAATATCGCATTTAATTGGATATTCTTTCCCGGCAAGCCTTACACTTTCCATATGCTCAAACATTCCTATCCCTCCGCCTGCTTATTTAATGTTGTCAGTGTTGTAAATCCAAGTGTTTCCCGCAGCCATGCATCCGCTTCCATACTTGAGGAAAATGTCTTTGTTGTTTTCCATTCACCCGATTCCAAGCCAGCAATCGTGCCTTCGATACTTGGCGTCTTAAACTCTATATTTTCGCCTTTTGTTGTGTAATCGTTTGCCGTTTCACTAAATTTTACTTTGTAGACGACTGTTGCAACATATTCTTTTACGTTATTAATCATTTCATCTACATAAAATCCTACACCGACATAATTAGCTGCATCATTCGTTTTATATATTACTTCTTTTTCGTCATCGCTGACTGTATGCCCAAAACATACTGTCATTGCCTTAACTGGAAGTCTGTCCGTTCCAAGTGTGATATTTCCGTCCTTAAATTCCTTTACATTCTCTGCTAACTGATTGTTTGCATATAGTTTCGCTTCGTTGTAATTCGGCGTAATATTTACTGTCATTGCCTTTCCGCACGCAAAACAGTCTGCGTATGTTTTCATTGTTTCATCTACTAGTTTTGCTATATAAGGGTTCGATAATCCTACATATGCCATGTTTCATGTCCTCCTATTATTTATCTAAATCCTGCAATTGTGCAGTCAAATGTTGTCCTGCGTATTCTTTTCACGGGTTTATAATCTTCTACTCTTGATGATATCGAGGTTATTACAAATTCGTTTTCTTCCAGATAGTTCCTTATTTTGTCCTTTATTGCAAAATAGTCAAACTCCGGTGGCGTATACAAGTTCACATATATATCACATTTATCTGCCAATACTCTATTATTGCCGCATAGTACGGGACGCTCATCTTGATAAATGTATGTGATATATGTATTTGTATTTTCGTCTGTACAAAAATCCTGACACACTGGAATACCTGTAATAGCTTCTAATTTCAACAGTTTCTCTGTTAAATCCATTTATCCGCCTGCCTTCCTGTCAAATGTCCGCTGGATAATATCCAGTGTTTCTTTTTCTGCGTCATTTACTGCTTTTGCAAGAAACGGGCTCGGCGGCTGGTGCCCAGCTATTCCATACTCTTTCCAGATTGCTTTTAATGCATTGCTTACCGGATAAACGCGATTTTTCTTTTTCCCTCCACGGTATATCTTAACCTTTGAATATCCTTTGGGTCCTACGGTTACTATCCACGCACCATTCTTTGATTTTTTTGCTTTGCCTGCTTTGATAGACCGTACAAGTCCAGAATCGCCTGTATGTTTAACTGATGCCTGTACTGCTGACTTCATGGATGCTTCCAAAACAGGCGCAGCTTCATTTAATGCCTTCTCCGCAAAACTATCAAAATCCATTTCCAGTAATGCATCAAAATCTGTTTTGTCGTTATATACCTCAAAACCTGCCATATCATCTTACCTTACGCATACAATTTCTAAATTCTTGTATACCCCTTTCCTGCGCACGTCATAAATCTTATATTGTTCTTCGTTATATTCCACCATATCCGGACGCCTGCCATCAAACAGGGCTGCTTTGTATGAATCCGTATCAACCATAAATATAGCCGAAACATTTATCCCTGCCCGTTCTGCCTCATACTTTTCTATTACTCCCGCCGATCGTATCCCTGCAAAAATTTCCTTTTTGACAACCTCTGCCGTTTCTTCAAATCCACGTTTGTTACGTTTTTTAATCGTAGTCACCAATGTAATCATTTCATTGTGCATTGTACCCTCCACTTAACGATATAGAATCCCTTAATTTCTCAAAAGATGTCATATATGTACTGCCCTTTTCCTCAAAATCTTCCATACCTTTGGCATACAATTCAATTGCTTTTCTAATCAGCGGTTTGTTATTAATTATCCTGTATCCGTTCTCATCTGTCAGATACTGTCCTGTGTCATCCGTTTCATATGGTTCTACGCCTGCCCTTGACAACTCATCTGCTCCGGCATATATGTCAGACAAAAGAATATCATCAAGGGCATTGTGTGAAATTCTCTGTGATAATTTAATCTGTTTCAGCAATTCCATCACGCCGCCCTCCTTATCCTGCTGCTATGCTGTCGGATTTGATTCTGTCTGTGCTACTTCTTTTAATAGCGCGTGCGCCTTGTTTGTGATAACATTCCCATCCATAATTGCATATCCGCAGTAATCCGTTTCCCGATCCTTAACATGATCTTCTGACATCATAGTCATTTCTTTGTTAATGTTGGCATGGTACCCGGCAAATGCGTTAGATATCAATATTTCACCATCCAACATAGAATCATCTTCTTTTACTTCCATGCCGAGTACTCTGTATCCTCCTGTCGTTGGGTCAGACATAAATATAGGTCGTTTGTTAGCATCTACAATATTCGCTATCTTGTTCCAGATTGTCGCTGAATTTGCATAAATCCTTAGTCCTGCACTGTATCCACTCTTAATTAATGCTCTTGCTGCGGTCATATCTGCAAATTCAGGCGCGCCTTTATATGTAATAATCTGTGGTGTATTGCTTTCTTTCTCAAGTGCAGTCACTACCCCAACAGGTTCTGGTTTGCCCGCTACAGCCGTTCCTTTTCCGTGTGTTGCGCCATATCCAGCCGCTGCTCCCATTTTTTTTGCCATTTTCCGCTGAATGTATGGAATAAAATCGTCCATTGCCATTTCTTTTAATTTCCAAGATACTGTTATTGTCCTTGCAAGTTCACAGCCAGATAATAAAAACTCTTTGAATTTTTCCTTTCCATCTTCTGTTTTGGTTGCCTCCTCATACCATGCTGCATCTGAACTTGTATCTTCCATTGGCACTGACAAAATACCGTTTACATACGTTTTCTGCACATCCTCAAAATATGGATACATTTCTCCTGCCAATTCCCAAATCTTACCTGCTACAGACTTAGGAATAACAATTCCTGTATTTTTAGTTGTATGTGTATATGCTTCATTTACAAGCCTGTACGTTTCTGATTCTGCATTATCTAAAGGCTTTCCCTGAAGCTGCTTGCCCCATGCGTTCAAATACTCTTTGGATTCCCACATTTCCAAAATATCCTTATTTTTTGGTTTTTCTCCGGTATCCAGTTCGCCTTCCATATTTATAATTGGATTCTTTGTCTGCGGCTCTGTGTTTAACGCATTAAAATTCGCCGCTGCCTGTGCAATCGCATCCCATTTTTGATCAAGTGCTGTTACTTCATCAATTTTTGCCTGTGCCTGTTCTGCGTCACCAGCATCAATAAATGCCTGTGCCTCCGCCATCAGCTTTCTTCTCATTGCTTCATATTGTTTTTTATTCATGTGTGTTTTCCTCCAATTTTAATAAATTTAACTTTGCCTGCACTAATGCTGCGTTTTCTTTTTTTTGATGTATGCTGCTTTCTGCCATATTTTTTACTTTTTCCATCTGTTCTCGTGTCGGAAGACTGAATAATGGTCCCGCTGTAATTACTGTTTCCTGTTTTGGCTCGTCCTGAAACATTATTTTATCAATCAGTCCTCTTTCCTGTGCTTGCTCTGCTGTCAGCCATGTTTCATGTTCCATCATTTCAAGCGCATCTGCTTCTGTCATTCCTGCTTTCGCCATATATGCTGTGCACAACGCCTTATCGGCTGTTCTTAACACTTCTCCCATATGTTCCATATCATGGTGGTTTCCTTTTACACCGGAAGATACGCAATGCACCATCATAAGCGCCGTTGGTGACATTTCCGAATAGCCTGCCATAGCAGCTATGGAAGCTGCGCTGCACGCTTCACCAACAATAAATATTTTCACATTATCTTTACGTCCACGCAGCAATGTGTAAATTTCGCTTCCTACATCAATTACACCTCCCGGCGAATTAATATATACTTCAATTTCATCTCCGTCGCAAAACTGATCCAGCACCCCTTGGATATCCTGCGGACAGGTGCAGTCCATACCAAAATAGTCATAATACCATTTATAATCATTCGGCACCATAACGCCTCTGATATTTATTTTATGTGTCAATATCTCCGCCTCCTTCTTTGCCGTATTTCAATAGATTCGTAATAATTCCTGCCATTACTATATAGTTATCTGCATTCATTTTATTAATAACAGCTTCTGCCATATCAACAACTTGCGTGTCCAGCCGCCTTATTGGTTTGTCACCGCCCTCAATTGGTGCTAAATTCATTGTTTCGCGCCATTCATTTGGCGTCATAGAACCTCTGTCAACCATCTGAACCAAATTTAATTTTGTTGACAGGCTTGCACATTGTAGATTGCTTGCTTCAAATATGATTTTATTATTACATCCGCGTTCCCGCCTGCTGAATAGACGAACCGAATACGTTTGTCCAAGCTGAATGGCGAACGGCTCAATTTCCGCTTCGAAATATGCGTTCCATTCATCTTCTGTCCATTTCGACTGTACAATATATTCATTTGTATTAAAAAATGAATATATGCGGTTTATGGTTTCTTTCGTCTGCAGAGCATTGGGGACATAATCCTTAGGCTCTATCCGCACCGCTTCGGTTTTTGCGTCTGTTCCGGCTGCTCCAAATGTTTCACTTTCAACGCTTAAATAATTATCAACAAATTCCTTTACATTTTTTTTGATATCTTCTGGTCGCAGGGATTGTGTAAATTTCAACAGCCATCTCACAATACCGCTGTTTTTGATAGCTTTTATCATGCCTTGATCTATTGTGCCGATAACTTCCATCATCTGCGCTAATGCTTTCGCTGGACTTTCCCCAAAAATATCATTTTCATTAAAATCCTGCCGCAGGTGGATTATTTCAGAATATGGAAATTTCTGCCCTTTGCCGTTTCTGTATGTAAATTTCAAGAACAATTCTCCGTTATTATATTCTGTTTCACAAAACACACATGGAATAGGATATAACTGCATGGGTTTCCCATTTTCATCACGCACAATCAATATAAACGCATTATTGTTTAAGCATAATTGCGTTGCAACTTTCTCCTGAAACTGCTGTGCTGTCATAAATGGATTGGGTTCTGCTAACAAAAATCTGATATTGGCGTCCGGATTTACTTTCAGCCCCCCTATATCATCCCTTATATGTTTTCCTACCAATTTTCCAGCCGCTTTTACTTTCGGGCGAAGACACGATCTTACAATGTCGCTTTCATACAATTTCCCATTCCATGAATAATATGATTCCCCGTATGTCGTTATCATCTGCAATATATCGCGTCCTGCTTTCTCACTTTCTTTTGTAGGCTCTCTTTTTCTAAACAGTTTCATATTCACTCCTAAATCATTGATAAATATTCTTCCAGATTATTTTCCAATACAACATAGGCATCCAGTAGCCCCGCAAGCCCGTCAATCCTTCTGGTACCGATATTTCCCTTACACGGCTGAATATTATCATTTTTATCAATGTCAACGGATGTGTTACCTAAACACCATTTCAATATTGGATTGTTATTGTAGACTACTTTCTTCTTTTCAAGGTCAGCCCCCAGTGACTTCATAGGACTTGATAGCGTTTTCTTGCCTTGAATAACAGGTTCCATGACAATCGATCCAAACGTATTTTTCATATCCTCCACAAAATATGTAGCCGACCATGAATCATATCCGCATTTATACAAATAAATATCTTTTTCCTGCTGTATTTCCTCAAACCACTCACGGACATATTTATAATGTACCCTATTTCCGGGACAGGTTCGCAGAATCCCCTGTTCCTTCCATAAGTCGTATGGTATTCTGTCCTCTCTTACCCTGCGTTCCAGCAAATCTTCTGGAAGCCAGTACATCTGCAATACATAAATCCGCTCGTCCCCCTGAACCATAAATATTACTGTCGCATTTGTTAGATCCGTAGTGCTCGATAGGTCACATCCTCCTATGCCGTAACGTGGTTTTAATAATGTTATATCAAACTGTTCTGTATTATTAAGCTGTTCGAAGGTCAGCCACGCTTCAGAAGATGTTTCACGAATATTAAATTCTTTACAAACAAGATTTTTTACAAGCGCAGGATTAATAAGTGCTTTGTTTACTTTGTTTTCTAAATACTCCCATTTTTTGGATACTCCAAGATTCGGATTCGCTTTCAGCCATTTATCTTTATCTGTCCATTCCTTCCGTTCATCTAGTTCATAAATAAACGGGAAAAAATGAATATCTTTATATCCATTATCATCAAACAACCCATTGACAATATGTGCTGCTTCTTCATATTTTGCGTCATAAATATCCTCTCTAATGGTACCAGCTGTTGATGTGATATAGATTAGTGGCTGATTACGTGCGGATACACCATCTGCTAATATGTCATAAAGTGCCTTGCCATTTTTCCATTGATGAATCTCATCAAGTAACGCACAATGAATATTCATTCCATCCAAACTGTCGGAGTCACTTGCCAGCGGCTTAAATACACCGTTGTTAAAATCTTCACTTGAAATATCTCCTACCCTGCATTTCAAACGCTTTGCAAGAACTCTTGATTTTTTTATCATGCGTGTGCTTTCTTGCCATATTATTTTCGCCTGATCTCTTTTGGTTGCTGCACTGTATACTTCTGGTCTTTTTTCTCCATCTCCTATCAGCATATAAAGACCAACCACAGAAGCAAGGAGGGATTTTCCATTCTTCTTTCCTACGATAAACAGGGATTCGTGACAGGTTCTGTATCCTTGCTCATCTACAAAACCAAATACTGCTGCCAGATGCGCCTTTTCCCATAATTCAAGCACTACTGGTTTACCATCTCCTGCAGACGGACAGCAAAAGTTTTCAGCAAATTCTATAATGTGGTTTGCCCTTGCCGCATTGTATGCCATCTGTCCTGTAGGATTATGTATCCTGTCTACTAAATATTGATACCACCTGCGTATTTTACTTGATACGGGTATCTCACCCTGCTCTATTTTCTTCCAATACTCCAAGATAGGATTATAACTGACGGCATATTTTCTCCTAGCCATTCCGTTCTCCTAAAAATTCGTCAAAGCCATCACTCTTTGTTGTAGTCTGTGATTTTGGCATACAGTCAAGTAATATCTTCATTGCCTGTGTCTGCTTTTGTGACATTGCAAGGTATAGCTGCGCATCCGGACTTTGCTTTGTCCCATATTGGTTCTCACCGTTCTTATATTCTACGGTTGTTCCGTCCCTGATAATGTTCTCCCGCAGATCCTGCATTGCGACTGTCAAAAAAGCAACATCATCAATTGTTGTCAGCACTAGTTTCTTTTTATTTTCATCAATTACCTTAAACAATTTTCTTAGTCTGCTGATCTCTTTCTTAATCCGCTTTTGTTTTTCCAAATATTCGGAAATACTGTCATATTCTGCCTCTCTGCGTATTTCTTCCTTGATTAGTTCATCCTCCGAAATCATAGATACCACACCCCCCTTATGATAGCTTGTATATTAAATGAACCTGTGCCATCGGTCTGTCAGCCCGCTTCTTTAATCTGATTTTAGGGGGGAGTCTATCTCCCTCAAAGAAATCGGCTGACCATCTGCGCCAAAAGAAAATAATGGTTTTGTTTTATTGTTCCCTATCCCGTGTCCGTCAAATTTATCGTGGCATGGTTTACATACATACTTTAAATTCTCATGGTTTAAGGTTATGTCCGGATTATGGATATTGCTTTCTGTTAATATTGATTTATGATGTACTATGTAACCAAGATTTGTATGACATTCTTCACACATTCCACCATCAATCGCTATCCGCTGTTGGATATAGCTGTTCTTGCACTGCTGCCAAGCCTTAGAATTATAAAATGTTTTTGCATACTCTTTTGCCATGATATACTCCTTTAACATAAAAAGAACACTGTCAAGCAGTGTCCTTTCTGTAACGTAATTCTTTACACTTGTTATATAAAAGTATCTGCTTATTTCCACATTAACATATTGAATGTAGAAAAAAGCGACATTTATATTCTTGCTGTAAAAATTTTAAATCATTTATGTTTATTTAAGTATCGTGTTACCATTTTTTCTGGGGAAGATCTATCGTAGTGCATTATCCTAGCTATCTTGCTCCATGTGTATCCGTCCACATATTTATATTGCATTATCCTCCTAACCCGACTATCAACAACCGCATTTATGTATTCTGTAATTTCTTTTTCCAGTTCTGCTGCCATTTGTTTTCTTTTTTCCAGCAGTTTTACATTGCCCGAAGGACTTATACCTTCATGCCTTATCTTTTGTTCAATTTCTTTTATTTATCTTTTGTTCAATTTCTTTTATTTCTTTTTTTAGGTCAATTAATTGTTCAAGATTTGCCTTCGTCAATGTTTTTTCTCCCTTTAGATTTTTTCTGGTTCTGCTGCCGCATATGAATATTGGCACTCAACCGTCCTCACGAATCTTCCATCATCAAGCCTTATAATTTCCTCGAATGGTTCTTCTATATCACTTCTAACAATTGTTCCCATACAGTATTTAGATGTGTCATAATGGAAACAAACTTTTACTCTTGCCCCTACTGCCATTTCTGGATATTTATAATTCTTATCTCTTTGTTTTGGAAATTTATCATAAGCAATTGTTTCTACACAGCCCATAATTAAACCGCCTTTCCCCTTAATTAAATATCATTCTCCTAAATAAATTTCAGTTTTAGCTATTAAAGCAAAACCATTCCTATGAAAATCAATCCACAACCTAATGCTAACAAACATAAGAGAAATCCTTTCTCGCCATTTTCATCCATTTATTTCATCTCCTTTACATTGAAAATTCATTTTACGTATGTTATACTTTTATTATTACCAGATAGAAAGAAGGCTATTTATGATCGCACTATTTTACAATAACCTTGAATTTGTTATTAGCTTCTTATTAGGTATTATTAGCATTATCGTAGCTATATACCTCTATTATAAGGGGTTAAAATATCAACAAATTTCATATATGTATCAAACAGTTAATGTACTATCAAAAAATGTTTTACTTGATAAATTATCCCTTATATATGATAATAAACCATTAGACGATATTTCTATTACTGATATAATTATATGGTGTAATGGAAAAGGAGTGATAAATCGTGATGATATCGCTCCGTTATCTCCTCTAACCATACATTCATCCTCAGAAATATTAAACTATGATATTATTTATTCAAATGAGATATCTAATAATTTTCAAATAATTCAAAATAGCAATGATCTATCTATTAACTTTGACTATGTTGCTAAAAATGATGGAATTGCTATTAGACTTATTCATACTGGCAATAATAATATTTCAGTAACCTGCAAAATAAAATCAGGAAGAAAAACTATATATGTAAATCATAGAAAAGGATACTTTTACGCTTTTCTTAACAAGAAATTTGTTAAATATGTATTGTCAAGAAAATTAACCAGTTTTATTTTTATTGTGTTTACAGTTTTTCTTTTTCCAATTGCATTTATTCAATCTGCCAATTATGCAAATAATAATTTTTTTGATTTACCTAATAGTAGTATTTTCATGAATTTAGATTCACTAATAATTTTTATATTATGTGCTTTTTCTTTTTTTCTTTCAGTTCCTCATATATATAATTTATTTAAAAATGAACCTCCTGAAAATTTACTTAATCGGACTTTTTGCGAGAGATAAATTATCTCTCGCATTTCAAGTAAATAAAATTGCCCTCTCAATAATACACACAACAGTTTAGTTTAGTTTGTCAATTTTTGTACAATTCTGGAAGTGCCATCCATGCATTGACAATAATGTCTTGACTTATGCAGCTTTCTTCATCATCACCTATATAAAATGCCCCGGCTCCTTCTTCATCTTCTTTATATTGTCCTACAAGAGGAATTGAGAAATTTTCAAAAGATAGCAAAACATACTTTCCACTTTCTGGCGGTTCCTCAGAAGGAATCCACTCTTTTAGCAATTTTCCTTGTTCTTCTAAATCTTCATACTCCTTCAATCTTTCATGCAAATCTGCCATTGCCCATATATTTGTGTAAAATACTGCAATAAGCCCCTCCATGCTGTCTATCCCCTCTGACATATAATCACACATCCAATCGTCAAAATCCTCATCACAGGTAAATGCATCATCTCCTTCTGCAAGGTTTACCAAAAGTTTTCTTACCAGTTCTCTTGCATCTATGTCCATATCACAATCCCTATATCTTGCATTACAGTCTTTTACGTAACAGGCATTATGTGCCCGTTCAATCATACTCATATCATTTACAGTCTTATTTGTCGTTAATCTACGCATTTCCTCACCTTCCCACTAAATTCTTAGTTGTGTAAGCAGACTTTTTTAATAAGTAAACAATAATATTCTTTATTGGGTTCTGCTCCCCATTCTGGTTTCCCTTGTCTTATATCAATGATAACATCAACAAGTGCCTGTTTCGAATCGGAGGAATATCCATTTTTTAATACTACTTTTTCTATTGAAATTGTTGGTAATCCATATCTATCTAAAAGTCCAATCGTTTGAAATCTTTTGGTATAATATGGCTTAATTTCCCGATACTCCTCTTTCTTTTCACCGGACACTATCATGTCAAACCATTTTCGTTTTATTTGCAACGCCAACATAGTTATACCTCTCCATTAATCAGCTAAATTCTTATTTACTTGGTTTTGTCATTTTGAATCCTCACTTAAAATATTTTTTGTTATTAACCCCTTACATATCCTTTATTCTCCTCACAAACAAATCTCACAGTTCCACATTTAGGACAAATTTTAAATTTGTTGTGAACTGATGAATTATAAAAATCTTTATTATTGCCGATAAAACCACAAGCTGCACATTGTAATTCATCGCCTCTAATCCGTTGTTTTTTGAGCATTTGTTGCTTATTTTTTCTTAATTCTTTTTCGCCTATCATAAATATATACTTCCTCGCTAAAAGTGGTCGTGCAAGGCTTCTCACCTACTGCAAACTGGATATGGTTTAACTCGTAAAGAAAATTACTACACAGCCTACGATCCTTTCATAATTTTCCAATAAGCAATTGCCCATTCGGAATTTATACCTATTATCCTCACATTATTGTCTTATGCCGATATATCTTCTCGTAACGACCAAATAATGAATTTCATTAACTTTGTTCAATATATTTTTTAAATCTTTCCTCTGCCTTCTGATAATTCCAATTACCATCAAAATAAGGATTCCACGACCAATAATCAAAATAATTATTCAGCCAGTCTTCATTCATGTTATGTATTACTTCTCCATCCACAACATAATCAATAATAATATTAGTTGCTACTTTTACCCCACGTTTTCTTAAATCCTGTGCAAACACAACATACCAAGAAGTTTGTTCAATATCTCTGTTCATAGCCTGAAGAACCTTTATATTGTCACTTTGAATAGGACAATGGAATATCTTTAGTAATCCTTTATCTGCTAGGTTGATTAATTCGCGTTTACATACATTTGCGTTTTGAGGTTCTACGTTTCTAAATGAAATAGGTTTATGATACCGAATTGCTATATGACACCAATCCTTAATCTGCTGCACAGTCGGACTATCGCTAACTACCACAACTCCTTCATCAGCATGATCTAAAAACTCTTTTATCTGTAAATATGCGTCTGTATGATATGTTTCTCCTCTTGTATCACGAATTGTACAATACTTACACTTACCATGACATCCTGCCCCAATTTTCAAAGGATACATATGCCGAAACAGATTACCAACTGCAAACTCATCATCACTTTCTTTTAATTCTCTATTCCAAAAGGGTTTTCTGTAATCAATAACCCCTGTAACATACTTTAAATCTACATATTCTTTTCTCACAACATTAAGCCGCCTAAGATAATCTGGCAATTCAATATCAAATCTCTGTGCAAGGCATCCTCCCATATAAATTGGAGTTTTAGGATGCTGCTCATGAAGTTCTTCTGCTGTTTTTAAATCATTATAAATCGCAAGATCTGTCACCTGACATCCAAGAATTACAATTGTATCTGTTGGGTTAAGTACATCATTTGAGTTTTTTTCTACAAAATATGGTGTAACACACTTACCTTGTTTGCCTTTATCAGCTTCCACATTTGCAAAGCTCAAAAAATCAGACCACACACTCATACAAGCAGTGCAAGCACAATAAATATCCTTTCCTAAATCATTTTCCTCGTATAAAATTCCTGTTCCAAATCTGTTTGTAATTTTTTTCATTTTCTTGTCCTTTCTTATTTAAAATAAGTTTTCCAAAGTCTAATTTAATCCCAATTCTTCAATTGTTCTCAAAATTTCCTCTGCTTCACCCTTTGCTTCTAATAAAACTTCATTATATTTCTGTTCCATAATTTTCTCTGTTTCTTCCCTAAGCTGTGGAAGAAATTTGTTTATGGCTTCTGCCATACATCTAATGTAAAATTCATTATTAAACATAGATACACTACTATCACCAAAATATCCATAATATGCATCTAAATTATTTGTTTTGATGAATGATGTTGTGCAGTAGAAAATCTGAAATTATGCTTGTCATTTCTTGAATCAGAAACAAACGAACCATCTTCTAACTGCTTTTTACCCAAGCAATATTGCACACTTTTTTTATTGCTTTCACATTGAAACTTTAAATCTTTTGCTTCTTCAATCTTTGTTTTCATATTTCTCACCATTCCTTTCGTTTCGCTCAAGGCACAAACAAGTCATGAAAAAGCTTGTTGTGTTTCTCCTCTAGCTTCCTCAAAAACCATTAAATTGTTCAAATATTTTTTCTCCTTTCATTTTCATTGTTTTCCATTCTTAACAACAATTCCCCGATACTTGTCCAATATCTTTTTAATTCTGCCATCACTAATATTCACATTATATCCGCTAAGATATTGGATACATTTACTCATCTGTTTCCCGCCTTGTGTTGCACATACTGGTACTCCATCAACCACAAGTATATGTTTGTATGTTGAATTATACTGCTTAATTTTATATGTTTTGATATTCACGTTTAATCACCTCCAATCTCTTAAATTTTTTATAACAAATATGGTAATGCTTCTATATATTTCTCTTTTAGCTTATATCAAAACACCTACTTTACATAGTTATTCTCTTTTTCACGCACTCTTTCTATTCTTATTAGTATAGTTTTTAAAATCGGTTAGCATAAATAGATAATTTCTTATTTACTCGATTATTCGAGCAATTTTATAATTCTTATACTGCTGCTTTATTTAATTTCTTATTTCACATCTACATTTCTTCAAACTTCTTTTTCATTTCGGACAACTGCCGCTCCAAATAATTATCAATCAATTGGAATAATTCAGAATCACTTTCAATACTTAATATCGCTGGCACATCCACTCCTATTCTGTATGCATTAATGTTTTTCATGCAAGGTTCATGAAAAGCATTTTGAAATGTTTCCATTGTTTCTATTTCATCTGCAAGTTTCATTGTTTCTTTAAATTTTTCGACTGTCATCATTCCCTACTCCTTTCTCGTCGACCCCTTGACTATTCTTATATAGCGTTTTCAGCTTCTCTACGTGTTAGAAGAACCGGCTTACCAATATAATACGACCGCCTTTGTTCCTCCAATTCTTCGTTATCTGCAATTTTTTTTATAACTTTATCCACATCATCCACAGTAGGAATATCATCCAACGTAAATTCGCAAATACCTTGTCCATGTTTATCCAATAACAGTCCTATTCCATCTTTAAAATCTATTTTGTATCCTGTATTATCCATTGCATTAATACAATACTCGCCATCTGCATCAATCAATCTCATATTCCCTCCATTAACTTCTTATTTTAACTGATATATTCCTTTGCGCACCATCTTAAAAACCTGCTGCCATATTCCAATGTACAAGGGCTTGCATCACATTCCCCATATTCCTTTTCGCAGATAGAACAGTTAAATATCCCTTCTAATCCTTTTAGGGTCATTTCTGTATCCTCTGCTAGTTTCAGCAGTTCCATTTCATCTAATCCCATCACCGTTTTAACAATTTGTTCTCGCATATGCTCAATATTGGTCATTCTGCTTCTCCTTTTTATATTGCTTCTACAAAATCACGAAAAATACGTTCTACGTGTTTTTCATCTTTATATGTATAATGGCGTGCTGTTACATTTCTTGGTGCGTGACCTAAATATTCACCCGCCAATTCATCATTTCCGCCACGTTTAACAATGTTTGTTGCTACTGTTTTTCTAAAAATGTGCGGATACACATTTTTGTCTATATTAGCGCGTCGCGCTATATTCTTGATAGCAACATAGATGCCATCTACATCTAACGCTCGTGTCGCGTCCCCTCTCACGTGCGTAAATAACGGCTCTTTGCTGTTCTCTCCAACATTACGTTCTTCTAAATATTCATGGATATAATGTAACGCCACATTATCTAGGTATACCGTTCTATATTTATGGCTTTTTTTTCCGTAAATAAGCAGCTTTCCGCTTCTAAAATCAATATCTTGTATTTTTACCAATGGTATTTCTCCGCGTCGCATTGCTGTACAGCGCATAAATTCTATTAATGCTCTATCACGTTTAAATTTACATCCATTTTTTAATAATTCCACCTGCTGTGCATCTAAATGCTCTATCGGCTTTGTTGGTGTTGCATAACGCTCTATCCCGTCACATGGATTTTCGCTAATCAGCTTTGCCTTGCGCATCCACGTAAAAAACGCAGATACATTTCTTAATAAATTATTTAGACTGGCATTGCTATTGCTTTTCGCTTTTCCCATTAAATAAAATTCCACGTCACTTTCTGTCATATTAATTAATGGTTTATTGATTATTGTTATTAATTCTTCTATTGTGTTTAAATAATATTTTGCTGTTTCAGGCGATAGCTTTGGCGCTTTTCGCACCATAAAAAGTTCTTTAATGTATTGATTTGTATTGTCAATTGTTGCTGGACACGTTTCAGATTTTGTTATTTCTAACCCTTGAAATACCTGTATAAGAACTTTTTCCAAGATTGATAATGTATTTGTATCCATATGCACTCTCATATCTGTTAATATATCATTCCTTAATTTTTCCTTCGCGTTCATATATTTTCCTCCTGCTGCTCCTTGCCTAAAGAAAAGATATATGATATACTTCCTTTAGAGCAATGATAGCGATAGTTCTACTTTGGTCGGTGTGCTATCGCTATTTATTTGTCAATGTTCGATAATAAATTTGTTACTTCTATTCTTCGGTTTCCCATCCTATAAATAACATTGCAATTATCAGGATTATTACTGCCACACCCGCTTTTGCTGCTGTCATATTAATGTTTATTCCCTCCCTTGGTTTCGCCAACATCATCAAATGCATATTCGCGCTTGCGCCGTTTACAGTCTTCGAGCATCTTTTCTAAAATATTTGTTTCTTCGTCATTCAGATAGATATAATATTTTTCCAGCATCTTTAAAGCGTGCAATTTACGTGTGTTTTCTTTTTCATCATTTTCTGTGTCGGTATCCGACACGTTCGTTTGTAATTGATTTAAAACAGCCTTTTCATGTTTTTCTTCGTCCGCGTTATTTTTGACGCTCTCTGTGTGTTTCTCCATGCTTGTTTTGGCTTCTTTCTGCTGCCGCGCTAGTTCCTTTATTTCTTCTGCCCGAATATTCTCGCCTGCTGCCGCACTGGATGCAATCGTATCTTGTTCCTCGTCTGGAAGTGTACTTACAATTGCAGCAGTCGTTTTACTAATATTGCCCTCTTTAAACTGCTCTTTTAGTTTCTCTGTGCCATTATTGTTTATACGTTCCAATTCTCCTATAACAGATGGGCTATTTTCTCCCATAAGTTTAGCAATATAATCACGGGTTCGCTTTCCTTTTTCCAGCTTGAAACTGCCATCTGCCCTTGCCTGCTGTAATAGTTCTTTCCATTCCGCAGCCTGTATCATTTTATCGTAATCTGTCATTTGTCGATTAAATGTATTTCCAATTAATAAATTTATACGAAATTCTAATTCCGTCATATCTTTGTAAATACATGGAACTTCTTTGTATTCTGTTTTTCCTTCGGCTATCAGAATCCCAAGCGC